CGCATCTTGAAACAGTTATAGTTACTGAATCAGGTAGAGGAGTTGCTTCGTAATAATAGGCAGTTAGACCAGTTATAGTTTTTAACTCCGCGCCGTCGAAAGAACCATCCCCCTCTATTGTCCATGTATAGGTACATCCGCTGATGGCGTTATTTACCTGTAAACTTTGGGATATACAATAGATACTCTGGGCTGTTATTTCTTCCACCGAAGAACTTTTACAATCATTATCTAGTAAATAAGTCATATTGCTATTACAGGCGTCTGTTACATTTATGTTTATATTTTCGCTACATACATTGGTAATGGTTAAATAGTTGTCTCTACCTGTGGTTTTGTTATACATCCAAATGGCCCCGCTAGTATACGAAGTCCAAAAGAAGGGAGCAACACCACCAGTAAATTGAATATGAACTGTTTCATTAGAACTAACTGAATCAGGATTTCCTGGCCACCAAATTAGTGCTGAATTACCACCGTAGCAATGAACTAACGCAGTGTCCATTAATACATCGCATTCAAACAATTTAACTATCGCATAATCGTCAATACAGCACGAGCCCTCTATCCCCGCACCAGTAGGACAGGTATAACTCCATGTAGTGTCGGAAACCTTTACTAATTTACCATTATTTACTCCATCCACTACTACTCCATATTCACAGTTTTCGGCTGGGCTATTTATGGTTATGGTGGTGGTCTGGTCGCAACTAATAGTATAGGTAGAACAGGTTAGATATGGCGAACTCAACCCACTACAGGTGGCTCCTAACAAAATGCTATTGCTCGGGCGGGCTTTAACATCATAAACTCTAACAAGAGTAGAATCGCATACCTCAGGGGTATACATCCATTTAAATTCCTCTTCCACATACATAACATCTATCCAACTTCCCGTAGAGTTCTTCTGAAGCATATACGGCTCGCAGCCAGGGGTTATTCTAAAATAGGCATCATCACCAACATGAGAAAGAAGAGTTAGTACTGGGGCGTCTAAAACGCATTCAGTAGTAAAATAGAATTTAGAGTATTGTACATCTACCTCATTCAAAGTACCCATCCAACTACCACGAGTAAAAATAGGTTTATCCACCATACTTTCTTCATCTACAATAGGAAGAAACCCACTATCACCTTCATATCTAATTAATTTGTAATAAATCTTACCATCTTCTTTTGTTCTAAGTATACCTTGGCTGTGGGTCAGAATAGTTTCTAAATACGAATGCGCTGGTGTACCTGAATCCATCAATGTAGAAATACCATGCCCCTCGTTGTAAAGGGTCTCTGCTGCGGTATTAAAACTATCTAAGTCAATCTCGTCATCCTCAAACTCTAGATGGTATTTTAGAATGTAGAAAATAGTATGCGCTGGGTTGTAATCATAAATTCCAACTTCTGCGTTATCTTCTTCTAGTGTAGTTTCTGGAAATTTAGATAATACAAATCTCATAGTTGGTGCTCTGTTGTAATCTCCAACATAACAATCATTGAATAGTACATAAGCCACGCCTTTATAGTTGGGGACATTTTCCGCGCCGAGAAAAGATACCATAGTAGGGTCTTGTGGCTGGCTTTCTGTACCAAAGTAAATCCTTGCTGCGCCCATACTACCACCAAGAGTTATATCAGCATAACCATCAGGGTAATCTTCTAATAGAATAGGGTCGTTAAATACTGATTCATCATTTTTATAAATTGTTAGTATACCACTAATCGGTCCCTCGCATAAAACCAAAGCCCATGACAAAAAGTACTTATACCCAGTAATAGAAGTAACCTCATTACCACCACCACCTTTACCTCCTACCTCTTGGGTTTGTGTTATAGGTTCATTTCTTTCGCCATCGTACCAAATAATATTACCGGTACTAATTTTAGAGGTACCACATAAATCATAAACAATGGTACCCTCTTGAGCTATATTTAGGTTTAATTCACTAGTCTGTGGCTGTCCTGGTTGCTTTATGTCGGGCTTTACTGGGTCAATGTACCCACCAATAGCCATACCAAAAGACATGCCCACCACAGCGCCGTAGGGGCCACCATAAATGAAACCAATAATACCACCACCAATGGCACCAACTATTTGTCCAATGCTCATTATTTGGTCTCCTCAGTATATTTTTCCTTAATCAATTCTTTTATATTTTTATTAGTCCATACTTCTTTTAGACATTTTGGACAAGTCCATACGAAGGTGGAGCCATCATCTGTCTTATCTCTTTTACCTGTATTTACAGGAGCAAAGAACATCTTCTCACCACAATCCTCGCATTCTTTATCTATACCATTGTAAATTATATCATTCTTCCTAGCAGTAGCCCTCTTTTTATTTTCTACATAATCGAAGAGGTCGTTGATATTCTTACCATTTTCTATTAGCATTTTCATTAGGTTAGCACAATCCTGAATTAAACCAAAACTAAATGCTTTTAATAGATTACTAGTTACTTTCATTACTATACCTCCACCTTTACTCTAACAATATAAACTATTTTATCCCGCCACGGCGAGTTCTTGAATAGAGTTTTCTTTACGCCTATTTTGTCTATCGCCTCGTATAACCAACCATTGAACCAGAAACCAGCATGACCTGCTGCTTTTCCGAAATTGAATGCCAGAACATCCCCATCTTTTAATTCATACTTTTCATCCGGCTGAACAGGTATTACCTCGCTCGGCAGATATTTCATAACGGCTTCTAATAAAAGGGAGCGCGTCTCGTGCAGATGATAATCCCGCGCATAATTAGGTAAATCCTTAAAATCGAACCTCATCAACCCAACATTTACTAAAACAGAAGCAGCAAAACCTACACAATCACATCCTGCGCCCTTGGTATAACATCGGTGCTTATATGGCGTGCCCATCCATGAAATACACTCGTCTTCTAACTTCCGCAACATTTCTTTATTCTCATACAAAAACATAAATACCTCCACTACACCCAGAGACAGGGATTTTCAATCGGAATATTTGGAAACCCCCTGAAATTCTCTATATTACTAAATTTAGCTTTACAGGTTTCCACATCCCCATCGCAACCTGGGTATGCTATAATAGTCCCACTAACAGTCATGGTTAGAGGATATCGAAGATAAAGAGTAGTACCTTCTTGTCCAGTAATCATCGACTTACCACCATCAGCAGATACATAACCCCTTGCGAAGTAGCCGTCTTCTGCGCCGCCTAAGGAATCGCAAATAATAGTTAATCCATTTACACTGGTTATGGTAGCAGATACCGCGTAATCATCTTTATTTAAACCACATTTATCGGAAAAGAGGTATGTATTACATCTAGGCGAAAAACGAAGACGAGGAATATCTTGCGCAAGATAATCTTCATAGCCCACCACTGTTATTTGGGCTTGGTTCCCCTGAAACGAGGCATCCTTTACTGTACCAACAAATAGAGTTCTAGCATCGGTACCACCATCGTTTAGAAATAGTTTATATATAGTAACTCTAATCAAATCTACTGGTGCTTTGGTTAGGTAGTCCAATGCTGGGTCTTCTAGGTATCCTATCTTTATGGTTACTGTAGTGTTATTTAAACTATCATTATATGCTATTTCAGAACGGCTCAATGTTGCTGGGGCATATGTAGCCCCATCGTAGGACACAGAGAAATCAGCCGAGGTATATGTCCATGTCGTGCCACCCTCTACTGTTTCTATTTTGTATAACTCAACTGGCTTCCTACTATTACCCTCTTCTACTGTTTCATAATCTGTCATGGTGTTTCTCCTAATAGTCCTTTAAACGACAACTCAAATTCAGCAATGTTTTCATTTATGTATTCCATTTTTAATTCATCTAAATCAAACCTACAGAAAATTAGGAATGAAATATAGGTGTTACCAAAACTGGTGGCCTCTGTCTTCCCTATCGGGGCGTCTAAAGTTATAGTGGTAGCGGTAGAACTCTCTATCTCCCTGTATACTCTTGTTTTATCGGGGAACATAATCATAACATGCTTATTTATTATGTCGGTATCGGCGTAATCAACATAGGCGTTATTACTATCCACGGTTATTGTGGTGTCTGTCGAAGAGTATGCTGCTGTTACTTTGTAGTCCTTGTTCCAGGTCGGTACCCAGAATTTACCATACCTTCCCATTTTGTTATTGAAAAAGGTTATAGCATCCCATATGGTAGCTTTACTATTTAGTATATAACCTGCTTCTAAAGATAGAATAGCATCAGCAGAATTGAACCATGAGTATGCTGTTCCTTTACCATAGTACTTTAATAAATCATAATCATGACGAGTAGAGAATTTTAGGCCGCTTTTTGGCGCGGGCGTAAAAATATCATACCCAAGGTAGGTAGTACCTGTATAACTGTAGGTATCCGCTGAATAGTCCCTATCTTCTTCGTATGCTTCCTCAAAAGATAACTCCCACTCATCAAACTCCCTAACTCTTCTATTTATACTATTGGATTGGTTTAATCTACACAGAACAGCAGGCATTATTAAAGTATCAGTCGGAAAGGTTGAAGAGTACTGGCTCAAAGAAATAACATTTCCTGTTATCCCCGAAACAATACCATAACCCACGGTGCCGCTTTCTTCGTCGTACATGGCCACATAACCGTTAGTTTTAAAATGCCTATACGAAGCATCGGCCACCGTTAAAGAAGCGGTTCCTGGGGCCGTTAGGTAGGTTTTATCGCTCCAAATAGGGACTATCCATGGCTCATGCGTACCAAAATAGAGCTTACCACGAATAGCAGAGGAATTATCGTAGTTACCTGAACAGTACTTTATATTCATATTAGTTAAATAGTTCTGATTTATAGAGGAGCGCTTCTCTTCTCCTGTTAGGGCCGTCTGTATACTAGTGTTAAAAACATGAGAAATAGAGAAGCCCGTTGGTCGCTGTACCAATAGTTCTGTCATTATACTTCTCCTAAAATACCTTCGTAGACAACCTCCAACACATCCCAATTAATAATAGCATCAGCAAGATAATCCGGTGTCAATCCCCAGTAATAATCAATATATGTATTGTCATGTGTATTAGCCCTGTGCCTCGCGTGGACCATGTGTAGGAAGCACAGCTCTGAGCATACTGGTTTGGTATGCATGAACTTAGACACCAAAGGTAGCATGAATGCGCCTAGCCTTATAAATGGATATATTCTACCCTCATACTCAAACATTACTTTCTCTGTAGCTGGCCCTACTTTATCTTCCGTGGCGTCGATGTGCCTACCTATAATGATGGGGGACCCCTTATAGTTTTTTAGGTGTCCCCTCTTGTATGTCGTGAGTGCCTCGAAGGTATCACCATCTGCAGAAGTTATAATACCTGCATGACTGTATTTGGCCCTATCGTCTTTGGCTCCTATTGCTGAGAATAGTTTTATTCCATACGCCAGAAACTTAGCAAAAATGTTACCATCAGCAGGAGCCGTAACGCAGAAGTAATCCCCTTTTTTTATTTCCATAATTTAGCCATCCTTTCTCCAGAAAATATAACATACATTATTTATTACCCCCATGAAACACCAACCATACTCCCCCATAGCATTAAACTTTTCTTCTAACTCTATTGTTGATTTATTAGGTGGTATCAATACCATCTTGTACAAAATTGATTCTGATTTCTTTCTAGTGGCCATGTAGTATTTTCCCCTTTCCTGTTTATTTCGTTTAGTTTTTCTTTGACTTTTTCAAAGACATATAGTTGCTCCTCTGTTAATAAGGCATAATCAAATAGACAAGCATACGGCCCCTCAACCAAATAAAGCAAAACACCAACCTCGCCCATATCCTATTCCTCGGGGGTGTTATATAGTTCGTCGAAGGAAACCCTGTCTTTATAGTCATATGGCTGGTGCTTTAGTTTATTGCGCATATAATTGTAGGCGCAGCGGTTGACGAATTTTATGTCTGTTTCGCCTTCTTTCTGTTTGAAACTTTTTTTATTATTAGTTTTCATCTCTATCCAGATATCATTGACGATATCTTCTTTTTCGTCCCCATATTTGCGTAGCTGAGACACGAGCTTAGAAATATGACCGTTATTTTTATTTTTATTGTTTATTACT